CATTCCCGTCATGAGTCGGAATAGAGATTTGAGTTACAGTTTTGAAGGCTTTAGAACCTTGCACCGTCCCGGCAGTGTCAACGGTAAACACCGGGAGCGTTTCTGTGATAACCTCGTCATTAAAATTTGTGCCAGTTACGGTCACTTGAATGGCCTTAATGTCACCAGCCGTACCACCAGCCGTAGCCGTCAATGCGCGGGGATAAGCGGGGTTTGTGATGCCTGTTGTAATAACGAGTGTTGAGCCTGTGCTGTTTACCGCAGCTTTAACCGCTGTTGTATTAGCCACAACCGCCGCCGCCGCCGGAATTTCGATGCGAGCGCCGGATAAGCGATCCACAGTAACAGAACCTTCCGTTCCGAGTTTTTGGCCTTTTGGTTTAAAGAAACCCATTTATCTAACCTCCAATCATAGTAAGAGCGCCCATAGAAATGAGCGCTCAGTTTAATTAGGCACCTTTTTTGATGATCATAACGCCGTTAGGGTCAAGAATCTTGCCATCAGCGATAAGCAAGGCTTTGTCTACCCATTGATTAGTGTCATGATCCAACCAACGGTACATAGCCAACTGCATGTTACTGTTGATTACGTAGTCCGAAAGTTTGCAGAAGATAGCTACAATGTCGTTTGTTGCTGCTGCATCGTAAGGTCCGATAATGTCGTCTTCAACTAGGATAACTTCACGACCATTGAAACGCTCCTGCGGGCCTTCCGTGATACCGTGATTAACGCGACCAATCGGCTGACCGTTTGCATCTGTCATGCCGTCAATGTAGCCCTCGAAAGTGCCAGCAGCCATAATCCACGAACCTCCAGCGCGGTAGGACAAAGGAATTTTAGCGACAACTTTTTTCTTCCAACCTTCCCACGAAGTAAAGTCGGACGATCCAAGCGTGATGATGTTGCCAGCAGGAACGCGGGAATCGATCGTGATGCCAAGCGGCGAACCTGTGCCGGAACCTTTGATGATTGCAGTATCAATTGCTTTTGTCATTGCTTCAACAATCAACGAAAGGATAGTCGATTCGAACGAAGCAAGCGTTACAGTGTCAGCCAGCAAGGATGTTGCAACTTTGCACTCCAAACCGTAGTAGCTGAAAGTAACGTTTGTGTTTGCAGTAACTTTAAGACGGTCAGAAACGGTTGCTTCATTGATCCATGTTGCGGAAGGCTTAAGCGATAAGATAGGAACCGTTACGCCGCCTTTGATTGCTGTTTTACGAACACGCGCAAAAATGTGTCCGTACGTTTTCATTTGTTTAATGATTTCGTCAAGGATAGTTGTAGGAACTACCGCCGTAGCGTCAGAAACAGCCGTGAAAGCGTCGGAACGAACCTCGTAACCAGCCGGGATTGCTTTACCCGTCTTTGCAAATTCCATGAACGCTTGGCGGTATTCAACCGACGCGAATTTATCAACTGCATCGATAACTACGCCGCGTTGCTCAGGGTTAGGAACTACGGCGCCCGAAGGAATCTTATTCATCAGAGTGTTACGCGCTTCGATTTGGCCTTTTTCAGCCGTCAGAGCGTCAACCTCTGCTGTAAGTGCTGCAACATCTACTTGATCTGTGCCACCCAATGCCGAACGAATTTCTTGCATGCGTTTTGCGATTTCTTGTAAACGATCCATCTTTAAAAAACCCCTCTCAATTTAGGAAAATGTTTTGAGCAATAAAATAAGCCGTTGACGTTGTTCTGCGTCTGCGGCTTCTTGTTTCTCTTTTTCGGCTTCTGTTTCAAAGAAGCTTCGAGCGCTAATACTTGTATCATCATAAGCCGGGATAGAAACGGCTGACACGTCATAAATCTTTTTGAATCGTACAATGGTACGCGTCCGGCTTGCGCGGTCATAACGTTCTTCACCGACCGTGAAACGGAAGCTCATTTTATCAACATAACCGCCTTCAATCTCTTGGTGAAGCTCTCGGCCCTCTGCTGTGCCATGTAAGCGGGCTTTAATATGCAAGCCTGTACTATCTACTGTCAAATCCAGAGTGCCGTTACGGTTACGCGCAAGCACTTTCCCTGCATGATCGTAATTGAATATTACGTCCGACATGTCAGCGCCATTGAAAGCGTTCGGGTCAATCACTTCTCTATACTCAACGCCATCAATTTCGAATAGAACTGTTGGACTGTTAAATTTAGCAGCGTAACCTTCTGCAAGCAGTTCCCGGTTTTCAGCTTCGCCAAAAGAACGGGCTTCAACGTCGAATATTCTAATCAGACGTTCGTTGCTTATCGTCATTTTTGTCTTCACCCCCTTTCGGTGACGCGTCAGGCGGCTTATTAACCTTGCCTAACTGGTATTCGGAAGCTTTATCCGCGTCAATAAAGTTAAGGCTCATAATGCGCTTTTCTCCGCCCTCAATAGGTGGAAGATTAAACACTTCAAGCCCTTGGTTAATTGACATCATGCCCCTATCGACAAGTGTCTCGATGATTTTAACTTTAGTATCATTGCTGGCGTACTGTAGGCGGTTGGCTTCAAATAAAAGCTCGTTGCCGTGTCCTTGTGCGCGGTCAGTAAACACTTTAGCTGTGAACTCAAGAGCTGCTTGCAATCCAAATGGCTCAATCATCGACTCATAGAAAGCATTCCATTCCTGTTCGGAATAGCTCGACTGAATGATTTTCTTATTCATGCCGAAGTAGTCATTAACTTTGTCACCCATAGCCGCCATTAGCTTGTCGTCGATCATTTTAGGGTCGGTTTTAAGCTCTTGATATTCAGCTTTCGAATCCGTTGCAGCTACGCCGCCATGATTCGACGCGTCCAAATAATCAGCTTTAAAAGCGTCCGTTTGTGCTTTCATATCTTCCGGCTTGAGCATGGAAGTAAAACGTAAAATACCTCGCAGGATAGCCGACGTTTTAACCGCATTTTTCAGCCCTTGATTCGTTGCCGAGATAAGGTCGAGGATAGGCGTTAAGGCCGTCTTATTCGTTTCACCGAACATGTCATTCTTGTAAAAATGCCGCCGTAAATGGATAACGTCAGAGTATGGCGCGGCGTACTCATTCCCATCGTAGAAACGGAACTTAACAACCATGTCCCCGTTAACCTCGACTAGATCAACGCCGGATGATATGAGCGGATAAAAGCCCTCCACGCGGTTCATGGCATCCCGGCGTACCCAAACAAAAGCGTTATTGTTCAGCAAATATTGCGTTGCCAGCCGATAATAAAAGATATAGGCATTCATAAAACGGTTTGGCCTGTTTTGTAGCAGCCATTCAACTTCGGAATTTTTAACCTCTTGAATACTTCCATTAACGCGCCTTATATGCTTCGGCTTGAGCTTGCCGACGTTCCGAGCAAAAGCATCAACCGCAGCGCGCACCGTATCACTGTCATAGGCTTCGCCGCTAAAGTCGTAGAAGCTCGGTGTACTGTTAAGCATTTGCATGTACGTATGATTGCGCGGCGCTTGCTTGCCGCCGAATATCATTTGAAACAATGAGCGTCTTTCCTTCAATTTGTCACCCCCCTTCTAACGGAATAAGCGCTATTTGGTGTACTTGGTCGCTAGTTCGCTAAATTCTTCAAGCCATTTATCAGGGAACGGCAAACCATGTTCTACATATCGCAACATAGCTTCCAGAAGATCGTTCATTCTTTTTCGTTCCCAAATGTCACGCGGCATTATACCTAACGGCGGCCTTTCTGCCATGTTCTCACCCTTCCTATATCAGCGCTTTGAAGTCAGTCATGTTCTCGTAAAGGATCGTGTAAGCGTCCAAAATAGAAAACGTACCATCGATACGCGCCCGCTGATTCTTACCCTTTATAGGCCGTATATTGTCGTTGTCGTCATGCTTAACGTTGGTGTTAGTCAGATTCCAGAGCGTCAATTGATTGTTATTGTAGTTAATCCGGTTACCCGCAAAGTCTGCGTGTATTTCCTTCATAGGTTGGGATAGCGTCAAAGCCCCTTGCCGGACTACGCGCATATCAAAGCCCATTTCCGTCATTTCATCAACCCAATATTTAGAGTCATGCGGGTCATAGCCAATCCATACAGGCGTTATGCTGTATTCATCGTGCATCCGTTTGAACCACGCTGTAACGTCCTTATAATCGATCTTGTTCCCGGCGCTAAGCGTTAGCCATCCGCGTTCATGATAATAGTCGTAAGGAACCTTGTCCTCTTTAACGCGCTGTTCTAGCTTTTCTTCCGGCAGGAAGTATTGCTGTATCGCATAGATAACGGGATCATTCGGCTTCATAACCAACAACGTAGCGCACGTTAAATCCGTTGTACTGGATAAATCCGCGCCGCCTACCGCGTAAGTGTTGCGTAAAAACTCTATGTCATAGGTCGCATCGTTGTAAGCTTCCTCATATGTCAGCCAAGCTTCCTCGGACGTTTCAGGAATGTTGAAATCCTTCGTCAAAAGGTTCTTGATTAGCAGCGGGTTAGCTTTCGCCTTTGCAACCTTTGTTTCTAGTTGGTCAAGTTTCTTGATGCTCCCAAGTCCCGGATTTGCTTTCTTCCAACACGTCGGATCAACCCATTCATTCCGATTATCCAACTCGTAAATGATGGGCAAAAATCTTTCGTGCGGGTCTTGCTCGCCGTCTGCGTATCCCGTTTCAAGTCTATTAATCTTTTCCTTGGCTTCATCGTACTTTTGGTCGTAAACGGAATTACGAACGGTTCCGGCTGTCGTTATCATGACGATAAGCGGCTGCTCCCGCGAGCTTGTACCATCGACTATAACGTCGTAAAGGTTCTTGTCCTTCCACGCGTGAATCTCCAATTTGTTATCGTAAAGGCTTTTTATCCTCTACTTCTCATAGTCTCCTATGAGTTCAGCATACATTTTCACCTTCGGCGTGACCGTTAAGGTGTCAGGGACTCGTGGGCACGTTATATTCTGCGCATAAAAAAAGCACAGGTTCAGTACCTATGCGTTACGGTGAGCCGCACCCTTTAAAGTGCGCTTTACCTCGGTATTATCGTTGACGCGGTGACAAATGTTTAGTCCATTCCGTTACTGTCGTTCTATGAAGCCCTAACTCGCTGGCGATAGAAGAAACCAAAATCCCTTGACGGCGCATTTCAACCGCTTTTTTCTTCATTTCGTCATTTTGCTTGTTGTAAGCTTCTTTTGTGACACTGACATAAACAGCAGAACTAATACCGTACTTATTCATTATTTGAGATTTGGTTAAACCTGATTCGAAATCAGAAACAATATCCCTGTTTCTAGATTCTAGCATATCAGTTTTTTTATACCCTTGAACTTTAACCACGAAACCATGGCTAACATTTAAAAGGCGTTCAATTTCCTTCACTGACTTTCCCGCGGATAGAAGTTTTTTCACACTTTCTTCTTTTTCGAAGTTCCGTCTCGCTTCGGACTCTATGATACGCGCGTTTAAATCTTCCCTAACATACTGCCAGTTCTTGAACTTGGCGATCTTGTTAACCGTTGTATAATCAACTCCGAACTGCTGGGAAACATCTAATTGAGATGCGCCGCCAATCAACATAAGCTTGATTTCCACAACATCAGCTTCCGTTAACTTCGCGTTACATCCTCGATGCGTCGAAATTAATTTCCCTCTTGTTTCTTCGCTGATTTCAACGCCAAATCTCGGGTTGTTTTCTCCGACCTTCTTCATTCGAGTTTCCTCACTGACGATTTTGCCTTTATTCCCACCACTCTCAAGGTTGTACCCCAATTCATTTATCATTGTCCGATATTCAGAAATGAAATGAATCTCGCGGCTGTCCAAATCGTCAATTTCACAAAACTCAATAACCTTGAATGAAAAATCACTTTCCCCGTATTTGTCATAAGCTCGTTGCAGGTGTATGTTTTCGTGTTTTCTGTTCCTAAGAGCGCTGAAATGTTTGCCTTTCCTTAGGCTAACATTCAAGCTTTGACCAATATACTTTTTCCCGTTAACCAAATTCTCAATAAGATAAATACCGCTTTTCATTGTATAATCACCTCTAAAATGATTATACTTTAAAATCCATTTATCGTAAACACGCGTTTTGGACTTCACCGAATTTCCCCGATTTTCATCCTACCATTTCTGATAGGAGGGACAAGTTTTTATCCATCATCGCGCCGTGGATGTTGAGACCGTCTAACGTGTCGCTGTCAGCTCCAAGCGGCTTGAACGTGCTATCGTTAGTTAAACCGACTAACTCAGCAACAAGTGGTTTTATTCTCTTTCGTAATGGCGGCGACTTGTTAACCATTCGTTTGGATTCTAACCAAACTAGTTTCGCTTGGTCTTTTTTGGTCGCGACCGCCACCACCTCGGCGCCCGATTCGCCGTCTGCGATTTGCAAGTATAAGCCGATGCCGGAAGCAACTGTAGATTTCCCGTTCTTCCGGGCCACGACTAGAAGCGCTTCCCGGTATTTGCGCGTTCCGTCGATCTTATGAATAAAACCAAACATCGCGGCAATAAAGGCTTGCTGCCATAGTTCAAGCTCGATAGGCTTGCCGCCCCATGAACCTTTTGAATGCTTGCAGAAGTTCTCTATAAACTCGATTGCATGATTGGCATGTTTGGCGCTGTATTCGTAAACAGAGCTTTCGTCGTAAATGTCGGCGGCGAGCTGGCGATACATTTTA